TCTACGGGTAATTACCATGCCGGAAACAGGAGGATAGTTCTTACCACCCGGCACCTCTTCATCAGGATAAAGAACCACGTTAATCTTATTCTCTGCCTGCATTACATTTAATACGCGGAACCAGCTATCATAATATTCTCCAGTTGAGTTCAAGTTATTCACTGAGCCATAACTTACGTCCTGTTCCTTGAATGCCGTAATATCATTATCCCATCTGCGACGAAGATACAGGTCATACGTGCCGTCCTCAAGAAGTTCAATCCGTTCGATTGTACCGGCTTCGGAGTATGTCACATTACCTTCCTGAGCGAACCAGCGATTATAGATAATCTCCTTCACGATCATTGCGCTGCGCACTTCCAGCTTCTCGAACTGCCCGCGGCCGTCCGGGAATATCCCGGCTCCCTTACCGGCAATCATTGAATCGATAAACTCACCGAATTTCAATAAGAAGTTAGTGCCGTCTGACTGGTCCTTACGAAGAAGTGTTTTCAATGACTTTAATGCAGAAAAGACATTATTGTCACTAGGAGTTTTTGTCTCAAAAGATTTGATTATATCATACACATATTGTTCTGCCTGTCTAGCCACCTCATACCTTAATGAATCCAAAGAGTTATCTACAGAAGACTTCCATCCTGTACCGACTTCATCCGAACAGGTAATCGTAGCCTGGCACAAATCATTCAGCTTGCGCTGCACCTTGGTAATACGTGTATCCTTATATCCTCCGGTGGATCCGAAATACTGTTCTGACAGCAGACGCACATTCCATCCGATGCGGAGTGGGGTATGGTTCTTCTCGATGTAGTTTCGATCAGTAGTACCTGTGTATTTGTTCGGGTCAAAGCTATAAGTATTCAGAAAATCATCTACTGCCAGCTTGTATTCCTGTTCCGCTGCAGTGATGTATTCCTGCGGCATGGCGAAGTTCCAGGGAATATACTGGTCGCCCGGCTGCGGGATAATTGCACCGCCCGGAATCTGAGTCATTTCGTCCGGATATACATTTATGATTTCCCATTCCCTTGTGTCTTCGTGCCACGCAGCCTGGAAAGAGCCGTCTGTTCCACGGCCTGCCAATTCGCCTGTTTGGAATTTCAACATGTAGTCCAGATCCGGAATCTCGTAGTCTTTCGGATTCCAGTTCATACCGTTGTCCTTGAAATAATATACGGTGTACTTCCGTCCTTCCTCATTCTCTTTTTCTTCTGAGCGCACAGAGGAAATTGTACCAATGTATTTTGGGAATATCTCTGAGAAGGCTGTTTCTTCCGTTTCTTCCTTCACACCATACAGGTCCACGTTCTTATCTACATATAGAGAGCGGTCAGGAAGTTGCAGACGGGAATATCCGTACTTGGTTGCATTTATGTTTCTCGTAGAACCAAGAGGGAACAGACGGGTAAAGAACTTCACTTCTCCGTTATCTTCCTGTGCCAGGTTGGTAAGTCCCTGAAGATATCCCAGTTCTACCATTTCGCCGCGTTCAGCCTTACAGAGATTTATCACATAACCGTCCGCCCACATTTCCGTTTCGAATGTGGCGGCGATGCCGTTGCTACCGAAAGCCGCATCCCAGCACTTTACATTCCGGTAGTCAATAGTCTTATTATCGGCTACAATTACCGTTCCGATACTCCATAGATTTGCATCGGCACGGCGGTTCATGTTATCAATCCAAAGCTGAAGGTGTTCGCGCGGGCCACCGTCATAACTGAATTCAGAAGTAGTTCCTCCTTCCTGGAACAGCATCAGCGTGTCTTCCGCATCGTGTATCGGCGCATAGAACTTCACGCTATATTCGTAAGTCTGTGTGTTCTTTTGTTTCGGGCGATAACGGGACTTAACTTTATAACGCACACCTTCCAGCTCGATGTAATCATCTACATCCAGCGGAATATATTCCGTGTGTGTGAATGATGCAGATACGCTGCATTCCCCACCAATCTCTTCCGTGACAGAAGAAGAAGTGTTCGGGCTGGCTGTCAGTCGAAGGTTATTTGCTTTATCGTATATTTTCAGTTCCATTTTATCGTCATTTAATCTGTGTTTAATCGATTCCTAAACGGCTGGCTGCGGCTCCAGAAATTTTACGGAAAACAGCACATAAAACCGGTCGCCTTCGTAACTCTCGTACCAGTCCGGTTCGGATGGCATATCCTGATATACCATATTGTAAGTTCTGTAATTCTTAACAGCAACAGACAGCATATCCGACGTGATCAGCGTCATCATACGCTGGTATTTCTCCAGTCGGTCGGCTGCGGAGTTTCCGCGAAGCCAGAACTGCAAGGTACGTTCGATGCTACTTAACTTTACGTTCGGGTTCTGAGGCAACTCTACTCCGTTCCGTTCGCGGAAGTCTACTGTGGTAATGTCCTTTGCCTTAGGCATACGGAGCAAAGCGTCCATATTCACGTGACCGCCTGTTTCCGTCTCTCCAAGGAACGCACCGTATTCCGTCCACACGTCCGTTTCGTTGATTGTAAGATATCCTGTCAAGTCCATATTATTTCAACTGTATTCCGTTCAACTTCAAGTCTTCCATCAAGTCGTATATCAGCACAATGTATGCCGTATGCGATGCTATGGTTGCCAGCGTCTGGCTATCCTGCTTCTGGGCATTACGGATTTCCTGCACGAATTTGTCCGTATTGGCCAGATGCGTCTGCATGTTTCTTCCTATTGCCTCAAAGGTAGATATGCTGTCCTGACTCATCGTGGTGAGCGCACCGCTGGAGGGGCTCTGGCTGCTTCCGGAATCCGCAGATGAAGATTCCCAACCGAGCATCTTCTTAAGTGCTTCACGTTCGGCTAATGCGTCATTTACTATATCATCCCAGTCTGTCCTCAAATTAAATTGTTCATCTTTTGAAAGATTACCATCCGACATAGCGTTAGCAAAGTCTTTATACCACTCTTTCAACTGTTTAGAATAGGTGTCCGACATCATGCTTTCAATCATCGCCTGCTGCATTGTTTTTTCAAATTTGGATGCAAAATCATCTACATCCGATTCCATATCAAGCAGGCTTTCTTTAAACTCATTGCGTAAACTGTCAAATGAAGTATCTGTCTGCTTTTCAAACTTGCTTTCCTCCAGTTCTTCAAGCTGCTTCCAGTATTCGATATAATCATCCATATACTGTGCGGCATTCCTGTATCCGTCATCTGCATGTTGCTTTATTTTTGCATAAAGGTCGGATGCTTCATTGGCCACATTATACATCTGCTCACTGGTAAGATTCCAGAATTCACCGACATCTCTTACAGACACACCTGCTGCTTTGCTTACACGCTCCCAGTCACTAGCCGACATAGCGTCGTTGACTCTTTTGTTACTTGAGTGCGTACCTCCAATCCCCAAAAATCCGTTATCCCAAGCAGCACCTTCACGCCGCATCATCTCCTGCGTGTTTGCCATTGTTTCTTCGAGGTTCTGTTTTTGCTTCTCATATATGTCACTGGCATCGGATACGGCACTTTCATCCATTTTCTCGGCCAGATTATCAATGGATGCCTTCAGTGCTTCATTGGAAATGGTAAGTCTTTCCAAATCTTCCTGTAAGTGAGGATCGCTCTCTTTGTTACCAATAAGTCCGAAAGTCAGTGTATTCCATATCCCCCCAACAGACTTGAATACACTCCCCACTATATTGTCTACAAACCCGTCAAGCCCTTGTTTACCGATAGTATCAAGTAAGGAAAATGCCGCACCAATTATGCCTCCTATCTTACTTCCGGCTTCCATGAATATGTCTGTAATGTCTCCGGCAAGATTTCCAATCTGTGAAAGAGACATTTCGGAACTGGAGCCAAGTTCTGTAATGGCTCCCGACAAAGCTATGAGATTGGATTTTGCCTTTTCTCCTGACTTTTCCACGTTAACCTGAGCGTTTTGCTGGTTCCTGACAGCATTATTCAGTTTTTTTGTTGCCGACTCCTTCTGCTCGTCCGTTCCATCTCTCATCGCTTGATTATATTCATCCTGCGCTTGCGCCAACTCTGTCTGTGATATGGCCAGTTCTTTCAGCTGATTCGGTAAATCTGCAAGCAATCCTCCCTTGTCAATGAGGGTGTTTTGTATATTGTTAATGGCTTCATCAATAACCTTTTTCTGGTCAATGTCCATGTTCTTGTACTCTTCTGAGTTCTTGAACTGTTTCAGCCTCCGCTTTACTTTTTCAAGTGATTCCTTAGCCACCTTATCCAAATCACCGAACACGACTTCCCAGTCTATGCTGTCTTTCAGTTCGCTGAAATCGAGTGCAGACAATGATTCTTTCCTTTCCTGTTCAAGGGCTTTCTTTTTATATTCATCTCCTTCTTTTTCCGCGGCGGCAATCTTCCGTGCATAATCCATCGCGATAGCCAGACGTTTCTCCTGATACGTTCCGTATTGTTTATTGTAGTCGATAAGGCTCTGCGTGGCCTTGTCGCGATATTCCTGTTCAATCTGATATATCTTTTCGTTGTACACCTGTTCCGCCAGCACGCGGTTGGTGTTCGCCGTATTCTTTACTTCCTCATACTGGCTCTGTGGAATATTGTCACCCTGCTTGCGTGCCTGGTCCATTTTGGCAAGCATATCCCGTTCCTGCTTGTCAATGTCAGCCACAGACTCATCGTATTCCTGCTTGGCCATTGCCATACGCTTGGCAATACCTTCCTGCATAATCTGTATGCGGAGTTTCTCTGTAGTCTGTTGTGCTTTTACGCGGGCATCGGCCAGCTGGGAGGCGTAGTCTGTCTTTTCTTTGTTTGTTCCAGTTCCTGTTTTAGTCCCTGAAAAATCAGTGGTATAAGCGGATGTGTCTATCTGTTTGACTACACCTTCTACTATTTTATTGTTTTTTGCAATTTCATCAGAATACTTTTTTATGTTTGACATGCGCCGCTCGTATTCTTCAATCAGTTTCCCTTCTGCTGTATTACTAATCCATGATTTTGCAACACTATCTACAATTGCACTTCCTTGGTTTACTTTACGATAATTTTCCCACATTTTATCGCGTTCCTTCAATGCAGCTTCGTATGCGGCCTTGTTTTGATTTGTCCAATTTGTGTCCGCATTGATGCCACGCTGCAACTGGAAGTTTTTCTTCGAATAATCAGACACTATATCTTCAGCAGCCTGTGCCTGTCCTTTACGGATAATTGCCTTGGTCAGTTCATCGTATGCTGAAGCCGCATTCCCGGCCAGAATCGCTTCATTGCTTAGCTTCCCGAAGTAGTCAGGATACATCTTCTGCAATTCATCCACTGCTTTGTTTCTCTCTCGCATAGATTTAGACGCATCTTGTGTGGCCGTATATAATATCTTGAGTTTAGCTGATTCTTCCGCAGCTGATTCCCCTCCCTTTCTTCTTGCGCTGTTAAGTTGTTCTTGTAGTTTTTGCGTTTCGGAAAGTTCTTTTTTTACGTTGAATAAAGAAGAAACCCAGTTCCCAATTTCTTTTCCATACACAATTGCTAAAGAAATAGCGGCAATCAGGGCCGTCTGCCAAGAAAATAATGCACCAGCCAACTGTTTCCATACAGGCATACCCTTTTGTCCGGATGCGGCCAGAAGTTCGTTCTGTTTACGCACATCCGAAATGGCATCCGCCAGCATAGGAAGGTTGTTTGAGATAGCGAGGATAAACATCTGCGGTCCCATGGCAAGTGAAGGCAGCTCTCTAGCTACCTGGCTGAACTGCGTTTTCAAATTGTTAGTCTTGCGGGTAACGGCTTCTGTGTCGATGTCGATTGAAGGTGTTTTTGAGACATCCTCTTTTGTTTTCTGTAAGTCTTTCAGACCGGCCTTCAATCCGTTAATCTGACCTGTCAAGGCCTGCACGTTGGCCGCTTCCTGCGTGTAGCTTTTTCCGGCCTGCTTGTTCGCTTCAAGCTGTTTAATCTGCTCGGCACGTACCAGTTTCAATGCGTCAATCAGTTTCTGAGTCTGATTTTCCACATCATCCACATTCTTACCCACGCTCTGTAGTCCGGCTTTGGTAAGATCTTTCATGAATATTTCGAGCTGTACAGGTACTGCCATATCCTTAATCTTTTACTGCGTATTTGGTAAAGAACTCCATCGGGTTCATTCCCTTTGTCGTGTTCGTGTTATCTGTTTGTCTGTGACTGTTCCTTTGTTTCTCCCGTTCCTCCATTTCCCTGATCTGCTGCATCATGTCCGGCTTCTGCGGAGAAACCCAGTGCGGCATGTCTGCCAAAATCATTTGCAGGGTAACTACATTTACCTTGTCCAGAATGTAGTCTATGCTCCAACCTGTTTCCGTAGCCAGCTGACCTATCACGCCAAAAAGGCTATGCGAAGGTTCCGTATGTCCCTTCTTTAACTCCTCGTTTCGTTTGCGCTCTCGTTCCGGCTCGCTAAGGGCTGCATCTTGTTCAGGGCTGCTGCCGATGCGATAATAATCCCGAAAGACGTGGTAGATGTGCTGCTCAGTATCTGACGCCAGGCGGAGGAAAGTTCGTCGGGTGTCATCAGTTCCCGAAGCATCCATGCCACCGGGCGGTTAAGTAACCTTCCCAGTACAGGACCTCGCACAATTCCGTATGCCACCATCCGGCTGATATCTTTCCCATGCAGGAAAACAAATCGGATACGCTGATCCAGGTTGTATTCGTCGTATTCTTCCGGAGTCACGCCGATTCGGAGATAACGCTTGCTGATTCGTATCAGGCTGCGTGTGGTAGGTGTCTTCATCGTGATACGGAATGGACGTTTCCTCAGTACCGTATGAAGCGGCAGGCTGATTCCCCCGTCACTGAGAGAGATGCCTGCCAGCAGTTCTATATCCTGTGCCTTCATACTTATCCTGCTGCGTCTGCGGTTGAGTCACTTTCGTCCGGGGTTACTCCAGGAGGATAAGTACGGTAACGTCTTTCTTTTCCGTCCGTAGGTTTCAACATATCTACGCGGATACCCATTGCCAGCACATTCTGCATATTGATTCCGTTCTGGAAGCCGTTACGGCTCAGACGGGCGTTGAATATGCGGAAGCTGTGTCCGGAATGCATGGATATCGTCAGCACACCGTTTGCTACAAATTTGACCGGAGGAGTATAAGAATCATCCGCTTCTTTCTTTCCACCGAATACATCGACCATGCTTTGGGCATCCAGCTTGATAAGGTTCATAGTGAACGCATCGCTTCCCGGATTGGTCATGATGCTGTCTACCGGTCCGTCTGTTACCTGTGCAGCCATCACATCCATAAAGGTAGGAGCATTTCCTGCCGGCTGCATTCCGTTTTCATCCAACCAGCCCAACGTCTTTTCCTCGCCTTCCGACGTCTTAAACTTTACGGCTGCCACACCATACATCAGTCCGTTGCTTGTATCTGCCATAATCTTGTCGTTTTAATGTTTGCTTAAATAATATTTAATCAGTTGCCAGATAAGGAAAATCCCCAGCAGGGTCAGGGCTGTTCCTGTCAGCCACCCCTGCACTCCAGGGTGTGTTTCCTTCACTTCATTGCTCATAGTTTCATCGCGTATGCGGTGGTCGGTTTCCGTACGAGTCACGGTCACCTGTCTTCCTGTACTGTCGGCTGTCGCCGTGACGTTCACGCCACCTTCTCCGTCTGCCTGTATGTCAATACTCAGACCGTCATTTCTGTAGCTCAGTCCGAATCCGGCAGGAAGTTTACTCAGGTTCAGCCACTGCTCCGCACTCACCGAGCAGGTCGCCGTCCTCTTCGGGACCGGCTCGAAGGTTGTTTGCTCGGTTACGCTCGTTCGGAGGCTGTCCGAGCGGACGGTTTCCAAGCTGGCCTTTCTGCTGCTGGCGCAAGAAGATAATGACAGGACAGCGGTCAGCATACTTGCAAGTATGCAGTTTTCGTAAAGCCGTTTCATGATTGATATTCCGTTCGTTTTGTTTCCGTAGTTGTTTACTAAGTTCCAATACCGTGGCACTCAGATCATCGTAAAGAGTCTTGTAAGTACCTTCGGTTTCTTTCACTGCGCGGACCTGGTATACTTTTCTGTCACGCCACCAGGCAATGGCAGTTACCAGCCAGCCGGCAGGAGCCAGCCAATCCATGAGTGGCTGTAACAGGGTCCAATCCATAATGCTCTACTCTTTTTTAAACAGTGCTCCGATAGCCTTAATCACATCATAGAATCCGCATCCACTGAGTCCCGCTGCCAGTCCGTAAATTAACACCTGCCACCAGACATAGCCGGTAAGTAGCGGAGTAAGCTGCAACAGCCAGGCAATAATACATACTACCATGCCCACACCGCATGAAACCAGAATCTTTGCCAGCTTGCTTGCGGAAATAGTCGGAATAATTTTCATAATCTGTGTCACTAACGTAGAAATCAGGGCTACGATTCCGGTAAAGCTACCCAAGTCGATAAGGAACGATGTTTCAGGTTCAGCAGCCGGAAGTACGGTCTGCGCAAAAGAAGCCAGTGTTGTAATCAGGCACAGGCAGAAAAATAAGATAATCCGTTTCATTTTGTTGTGCTTTATTGGCGTAGCATTTGGCGTACTACGCCATGGTTATAGTTTCAATATTTGTTTTCTGTTTTTTCCGTCACGCTTGTAAGACACATGCACCCAGGAATAATTCTTTTCATCGATCAGCTGGTCAAAAGGAAGTTGGTTTTTGATGTAATCAAAGAGCTTACGGTTTTCTTCCCTGCTTCCTGCTGTAATGTCGGCAGCTTCTCCTTTCAGATGCTGGCTGCTTGCCGCACCTCCTACCAGCCGGTTCAGTTGCGGACAACGGTACCCTGAATTGACGGTAATAGGTTTTCCGTACCATTCGCGGAGAGGGTCAAGCACGTTGTCGGCAAGGGCTTTCAGGTTACCCGCCTCCTGAAGAGGCGGTGTATTTTTGATTCCATGAGCGTCGGCGGTGGTACTGGCACAAAGTTCACCCATTGTAAAGTGTTTCATACCTCATTCCTCCTTATGCTTCAAGTTCCTCACCAGCTGCAGGGTCTTCCTGTAACTTTTCTTCCAATCCGTTTACACCTTTTTCTCCTCCTTCAGATAGAACCATGGCCATTTTAGCGGCTTCAGCTTCACGGCGTACGGTAGCCCAGTTCTTGTCTGCTTCCACTTCCTGGTCGGATGTCTGTGCGGTAGATCCGTCGTAACTGTAGATAGCACCGATAGCCTCCATCTTCTTCGGAAGTACGATGTAGTAGTGGCGGAAGTTTACTTCGTTCTGCTGGTAGTCCGGGTTTGTCTGTGCATCGCGGTAATACATCTTGGTGCTACCCTGCGCACGGAACACACGCTTGGTGTAGAAACAGAAGGATGCCTGATGGTCGGTGCCCGAAGGTGAGTTCTTGAACGGAACTTTTGTGCCTTCCTTGGTGAAGTACGGACAGTTCTCGAATTCGTACACCTCGAAGCCGTACATGTTAGCAATCTTTCCGGAGGTGTAGTTGTAATACTGGTCGCGGAACTTCTGCTCGTCTTCCAGCAGGTCGTTCACGTGATCCGAGCAGAGTACCAGTCGGCGGCCTGCGGTGGGAATCTGCAAGGCATCCAGCTTGCGTTTCAGAGCGATGATGTCCTTGCGGGTACATTTCTTTCGTCCGTTGTCATCTTCGCCGGAAGTGGGCACTACCGGAGTTTTCGCCGTATTGCTGTTCGGAGCCAGCGCATGAGCCGCTTTCTTGAATTTGGCGATAGTGATGGCATCTCCGTGACGCTCAATAACGCTTCCCATCTTGTCGTAAGAGATAGCAAAGAGCTGGTCATCCGATACGGCAGTTTTCTTGGTCTGGAACTTGTCAAGACCCAGTGCAATATCCCCGTCCTCCAGTTCTTGTGCGGCGATGGGATACGTCGTGTTGTTAATCAGTACGTCCGGATCTCCGCCCACATCTACCAGGTGAACCACTTCGTTATTTACCGCAGCCGAATAATCGGACACTCCGTCCAGCCAGGAAGCGCTCATTCCTCCGCGAAGCTGCTTCACCAGCTCGCCCGTCCACACTTCGGTATAGACACCTTCCAGGGCTGAACCTTTCGGAAGGAACTTGCCCAGTGCCATAGGAAGTACAATACCCACAATCAGTCCCCAGAATCCTGCGCCCGGTACTCCAAGCAGAAAGAGGATAACGATACTCATCAGCACATTCACCAGTGTGCCGGTTACGAATTTTACGATTTCTTTTCTCATGTTCGTGTTTTAATTTGTGTTCAACAATCAGTTAAGTTCCGGACAGTCCACACCGTATTCAGCCTTGTACAGCTTGCGGTACTGCTGCGGATCGTTCTTTCGCATCAGTTTCAGTTCCTCTGCCGGAACTTCGCTCAGTTTCTTCCAGTCGCCGGCTGGTGTCTGTGCTGTACTGCGGTTCAGCATCATCGAAGGCTTTACCGTGCCATGCATGGCTTCAAAGGTCAGTTTCAGGCTTTCCTGACCAAGTTTCTTTCCCAATTCGATAAAGTGGGCTTTCTTCCCGGCTTCAATCTTTCCGGAAGTTACGGCTTCCTCTACCAGCGAAGTGATACCTGCCAGTCGTAAGGTATCAAGCTCCTTCTCCAGTTTTTCTTTCTCGGTACGCAGCGTAGCGTTGGCCGTCTGGTAGCCGAGCAATACGTTGATCTGTTTCTGCACTTCCGGCAGTGTGGCGGTGTCCGCCAGCCCCAGCATCAGGGCGATGGTTTTCAGTTGTTCGTTCATTGTCTGTAATGTTTGGTTTTCACTAAAGCTTTTCTTCAATAGCGGCAGGTCGCATCCTCCTCCCGCATCCAGCCTGATTTCCCGTCCCTCGTAAGAGAGCCGGATGTTGTCGTCGTTTCCGCCGATGTCCACCATGCTGTATTCCATCAGCTTGCAGCGGGTTACGGTAGGACGGGTCTGTCCGGGTTTCAGCAAGGCAGTGTCTTCGCTTGTTTCCAGTATCTCGAAGTTGGGCGAACCCATACGTAGCGTGCCCTTTTCCCATTGCTGCTTTGCCAGACGCGATTCTTCGCGTACCTCATCAAACCAGGGTTCGCCGGTCACTTCTCCATCCGCTACGCGTATATCCTTAATCATTCCTATTACCACGCCCCGCTGGTGCATCCAGAGCAGTACGGGATTCCGGTTAAACTGCGTCAGGTCGATGCCTTCGGTACGGATCCACGTGCCGTAGCAGTTCAGCGTCTCGTTCGATATTCTGATTCGTTTTACCATTTTTCGTTCGTTTGACGCAAACTTACTCCGCCTTTCCCGTCCGGACAAAAAAGTGTGTAACGGTTACAAGGAAGTGTGTAAATGATGCACTGTTCTCTGTAACGGTTGCATCCCTTTTTCCTGAAAGCACGAAAATGGATGAACTTTGCCTTAAACGAATATTAAATACAAGGTAAAACATGGCTAAAAACGACACAAAACAGGAGCTGGCACGGGTGCTCTACATGAGCGGACTTTCGCAGGAAGAGATTCTTCAGAAAGTGGAAGTGAGCCGTCAGACGCTCAGCCGCTGGATAAACACCCTGGGATGGAAAGAGATGAAGGCGGCACGCAGCATCACCCGTCCGGAACTGGTAAACAAGCTGCTGTCTTCCATCAATTCCCTGCTCGACAAGGCGAACGAGCCGGGAAACGAGGATATGCTGGCCAGCCTGGGCGACAAGCTTATCAAGACAGCCACCGCCATCGAAAAGCTCGAGAAGAAGGCCAGTGTGGTAGACCGTATCGATACGATGATCGACTTTGAGAACTGGCTGGCGGCCAACCGTGACAAGTATCCCCAGCTGACCAACGAACTGTTCCAGCTCGTGAACCAGCTGCACAACGATTACCTGAATGAACTCTTCGCCCAGAAAGGAGGCTAAGTATGACAGAGCAGGAAAAGAAAGAAGCCCTGAAACGATGGCAGGAACACTGCAAGCGGGTGGAACGGATGACCTCGCAGGAACGGGTGGAAACCGAAGCGGAACGCAAGCGGAATATCGCCCGTGCCCTGAAAGACTACGACTGTTTCTGCCAGCGCTACCTGTCGCATTATTGCCAGTGTCCGAATGCGAAATTCCATAACGAGGCGGCACGCTACATCGCCTCCCATCCGGAACTGCGCCTGGTCTGCAAGTGGCCACGCGGTCATGCCAAGTCAGTACACCTGGACATCGGCATCCCGCTTTGGCTGAAGTTCCGTAGCGAGCTGCACGTTATGGTGCTGGTCGGCAAGAGTGAAGACAGCGCCGATGGTCTGCTGGGAGATTTGCAGGCAGAGCTGCAATACAATCAATACATCATCCGGGACTTTGGCGAACAGTACAACAGCGGAATGTGGCAGGAAGGCGAATTTGTTACACGTGATCAGTGCGCCTTTTTCTCACGTGGCCGCGGACAATCTCCCCGTGGCTTGCGTTTCCGTGAAATGCGTCCGGACTACATCGTGGTGGATGACTTGGACGATGATGAAATGTGCCGCAGTGAAGCCCGTGTACGTGAGATGACAAACTGGATAAAGGAAGCTCTGTTCGGTTGCTTCGGCGGCAAGGACGGGCGTTTCATCATGGTGGGTAACCTGATTTCCAAAAACTCCGTATTGCAGAAAATCATCGACACGCCGACCGTAAAGACCATTGAGGTGAACGCTATCGATCGCAACGGGAATCCTGCCTGGCCGGAGTTCTACACCATCGAGAAACTGCGCGACCGCGAACAGTTCATGGGCTACCGCTCGTTTCAGAAGGAATACATGAATAATCCCATCACCGAGGGAGCCGTGTTTCAGGAACGGTGGATACGCTGGCGACCGATGTTGAAGCTGAAATACTACGAACAGATAGTGCTCTACATCGACCCTTCGTGGAAATCCTCCGGAAAGAACGACTACAAGGCTGCCGCCATGATAGGTCGTCCCAAGCGTGGATTGAAAACCGCCTCCCACCGGGAACTGCATCTGCTGCGTGCCTTCTGCCGCCAGTGCAGCGTGGGCGAAATGGTGCGTTGGCTCTACGATGTCTACGAGTCACTGCCCGAAGATGCGGCGGTCAGCATCTACATGGAAGCCAACTTCATGCAGGACACCATCCTCGACGAGTTCCAGCGCGAAGGTGACGCACGGGGCTACCAGCTTCCCATCATGCCCGACAAGCGGAAGAAACCCGACAAGTTCGCCCGTGTGGAGGCTATTAGCCCACTGTGGGAACGTGGCTACTTCTTTTATAACGAGAAGCTGAAAGAAGACCCCGACATGCGGGCCGGAATCGACCAAACACTGGCTTTCGAACAGGGAAGCCGTGCACACGATGACTTCCCCGATGCCAGTGAGGGAGCAATTTATAAATTACAGAAACAAACCCGTGAGGCTTCGTTCACACCCCGACTGGGCGTGCGGCGACCTCCTAAAAATTCCTGGTAATTATGTTTATCACCGAACAAGACTACATACAAGTCAGTGCCGATGCACTGAGAATCATCCAGCAGGCTACGGACGACAACCGTCTGCTGGCCGAACGCCGTGCCATGGACCGGATAGCCAGCTACCTGGACGGACGCTATGACATGCAGGCAGCCTTCACCGCCGAAGGCGAAGCAAGGAACCTCGATCTCGTGGGACTGGTGGCCGACCTGGCACTTTACTTCATGGTGCTCAGCCTGCCGCAGAAAATGGGATATGAAATCCGGAAGGAACAGTTTGAAAACGCTGTCGCATATCTGGAGAAGGTACAGGCTGGAAAGGCGGTCATGAACCTTCCCGAACTGCAACCCACGGGCGAAGAAGGAGAACAAACCGGCGCCGGTATACGCTACGGCTCCGACAAACGTAACAATTATATCTGGTAACTACTATGGCAAAGAAACCGAAAATAGAATATCTCAACCGGATGAATGCCGCCGAAAGACGGCGCATCAAGGAAATGAGCGTCAAGCTCCAGCTGCTCACGGAAGCATTGACACGGCGTGACCTGGCCGACTGGCGGCGTGCATGGCAGATGGCTATCAACGTAGACAACCCAAACCGTACCCGTCTGCTGAATCTTTATACCGATGTGGATGCCGACCTGCACCTGACCGGATGCGTGCAACAGCGCATGGGATTCGTACTGAACAAGAGTTTCAAGCTCTGCGACGCAAAGGGCGTGGAGAATCCTGAACTGACGGAACTGCTGGAAGCTCCCTGGTTCAAGGAGTTCCTGCGGCTGGCACTGGAAAGCAATTACTACGGTCATTCACTTATTGAACTGGGCGACGTGGTGGAAGTGGACGGACGGATGGCCTACAACCGGGTAAGCCTGATTCCCCGTACTCATGTCATTCCCGAATACGGAGTCATCATCACCCACGAAAACGACACCTGGCAGGTGGGCTACGACTACCGGAACAGCGAGATGAAAGACTGGTGCATCGAAGCCGGAGGCACGCATAATCTGGGCCTGTATCTGAAATGCGCCCAGCAGACCATTCCTAAAAAGAACATGTGTTCGTTCTGGGATATGTTCGGAGAAATATTCGGTATGCCGCTGCGAGTGGCGACTACCACCAGCCGCGACCCGAAGGAATACGACCGTATTGAACGGATGTTGCGTGACATGGGAGCAGCCGCTTACGGCTTGTTCCCCGAAGGAACTACCGTCGACCTGAAGGAAAGCACCCGTGCCGATGCGTTCAATGTGTACGACAAACGCATCGATCGCTGTAACTCGGAAATATCGAAAGGAATCCTTACCGTCACGATGACCATGGAAGACGGGGCCAGCCTTTCGCAGAGCGAGGTGCACCGCAAGATGCTGGAAAACCTGATTCAGAAGGATGCCGACCTCATCCGTGACCTGGTGAACTGGCAGCTCATCCCTCGCATGATCCGTCACGGATTCCCGCTGAAAGGTTTCCGCTTCGCGTGGGATGAATCGGTAGACTATACTCCCGAACAGCAGGTAGCCTACGAGCGTTTGCTGCTTGAGCATTACGAAGTAGATCCGAAATACTTTGTCGACAAATACAACATCCCGCTGAAACGGCAGAAGGACACGTCCTCCGTAGCGGTTCCGGAAGTCAGGAAAACGGCACAACAAAAATCAGGAAAGGAAGAGCAGAAACTGGTATTACCGGAAGGAGAACACCCTTTTTTCGACTAAGCCCCGACGATTATAAGGGGCTGCATCAGCGGTACGCCGAAATTGTAGATTTTGAGAAAGAGTCAATCTCTCTATCAGTGGATTTAAATGACATAAGAAAAAAAGCAATAACCTGGGCATCAGTCATTACAGACCCCCAGACAAGGGATGTTTGTGAAGAAGCCGCCATGATACTTCTTCAGAACGGATTCGATTTGCCGGAAATAAAAGAGCGAAATCTTAAAGGCAGGAAAAAAGGGACTGGAAATTTGGGAGAATATCATCCGGACAGTAAGATTATCTACATCAACAATCATCCTATAATTAAAGAAATGGGTGGTTTAAGAAAGATTATGCAAAACGAAGTAGTTAAAGGGAGAGCTGTTCAAGATAATGTCGTATTGCATGAGCTAGCTCACTATATCGACCAAATTATCAATCCAGGTTTTGACAGTCCACAACATAGTTATCGGGTTTTCCTGAATAGAGAATATGTCAAAGAACAATTATCAGAATACGCTTATACTAACAGATCTGAATTCGAAGCTGAATTGATATCCGGTATATTAAGAGGAAAAGTATATCCTAAAGAAATATTGGATTATGCTGATATATCTAAATTAGATAATGAAAAAGCAAAACATATACTGGCTTTAGGTAATGGAACAATACCTAATGACTCCGGACTTCCCCGTGAGTTTGACAAGATGGCTGAAACCGTTTATAAGAATCCGGAGAAAGATGCTGCGGTACTGCTTACTGACAGCGATGTAAGAAAGTTTATCGAGCGTCAGAAGCTTATATTCGACAATGCGGTAGATACCGCCCTGAAGGAAGTACCTCTGGATGACATATCGGTGCAGCGCCTGAAGGAATCGAACTACGTGTTCAGCGGTATCAAGACCTTCCACGAACTGAACGAGACTTTCCCCTCCCTGCTGGATGAGGAAGGAAACCGCAAGCCGTTTAATCAGTTCTTAAATGATGTTCAAAAGGTATATGATGCCTACAACGTGCAGTATCTGCGTACGGAATACAACTTCGCCCAGGCATCCGCACTGATGGCGGCACGATGGAAGAAATTCGAGCAAGACGGCGACCGATATAACCTCCAGTACCGGACCATGTACGACAAGCGTGTACGTCGTACCCACCGGATGTTGCATAACATCACCCTGCCCATCGAAAGTCCGTTCTGGAACAAATATTTTCCACCCAACGGTTGGAACTGCCGCTGTACCGTGGTACAGGTACGCAAGGAGAAATACCCCCTGAGCGACGAACAGGAAGCCATGAACCTGGGCAGTCAGGCCACTGCTGGAAAGTATCAGGAAATGTTCATGTTCAATCCCGGCAAGCGGATGACCACCTTCCCGGCATACAACGGCTACACCCTGCGCAAATGCAACCGGTGCGAAGTACGCCCCGACAAGATGAAACTGGCTGCCGACATTCCGGACAATGAGGTATGCCGGGCGTGCAGGCTGCTTCAGGAAAGCATCAGCCACTATACGGTTGTTCCCACCAAAGCCGGAAAACTCCGCATTCATGACGGACACGGAAAGCATGAGTGTGAAGAGAACATCCGTATCGGAACCTACCTTGCCGAAAAGCACGGCTACGAAATAGACTTGCTGGACAATCCGCAAGGCAGAAAGAGCGCAGACAGCTACAACCGCACCTTGGACATGGAGCAGGAATACAAGATGGCTTCCACCCCGTCCGTGAATGCCATCGACCGCCTGATACGTGACGGACGGAAACAAGCTGACAACATTGTGCTATGGCTGGATACTGATATACCGTTGGGAAATTTACGTGATGCGATTACAAGTAGGATTAGAAGAGCTGATAACGTACAATCATTAACAATTATCCGTAATGGTAAAGATGTAACATATAATCGTGAGGATATATTGAAAAATAATTGGGAAATAAAACAGGCAGATTTCAAATAAAGAAACCTGCCTGAGTCGGGGCGCACGGCCTTTCGGCTTAGCACCAATGCAAATATACGATTAATTATTTAAATATCAAACCGTAATGACAATTATTCCATTATACCTGATGTGTTTCCTGCAATGCCTCAAGCAGTGCGCGTACCATAAGAATGTTGTCGGCATCAGTACTGTCGGGACAGCCGCGGTTCGTAACGTCGGTGTAATACACACAGGAATCGAGCAGGATGGCCTGCAAGGCTGTGGCAAGTTCCTTCGGAGTATTGTCCTGTACAACGCTTTCAAGTGGGGTCATGTCGTATTTCGTTTTCATGGCTTAGTCCTCCTTTCCGTTAAGTTCCACAATGTCCTGCGGCTCGAAGTCGAATACCGTCTGACTGTAGTCGATGCCTTTCTTGCGGATGCGCCAGTCGGGGAAGGTGATGCCCTTGTTCTTGTTTTCCTTGGCCGTGTCGATGATGGACTGGAGTACGGGGTTGCTCACACTGTTTCCGTTCAGCACGTCCTTCACGTGATGGAGCGTAACGTTGTGCCGTTTTGCAATCTCTTTCAGGTTGGCCAGCGAAGTGTATCTGCGCAGGATAGCCTCCAGCTTGCGGAATCCCTCACGGTGTTTCGGGGCAGGAAGAATACGGGTGTTGACCAGCGTGCCCACGTTGCGGCCGGTGAGGAACTTGATGAAATGGTCGTAAACAATGTCCTTGCGTACCGGGTCGAGCCATACGGCAAAATCAAGTGCGATATGGAAGTCGGTACACCAGGTGCCTTGCTCGAACTTAGAAGAATTACCTTTCCGGACGATAATCTGACCACCATAGGTCGGGTCAAAAGTGATAGGAGAATCTTCACAACACTCAAACGGAGCAAACTCTTCATTATTTTTTTTTGCACGATAGGCAAGATACTCTTGTGTCGATTTCAATTTCAGCCAGTCTTTAGGCAACTTTCCATACGGCTTCGCCATCTGGGAGAGGTTCACCATGCAGTTGTTGATACCTTGGCGGGACACCGCCACTTCATTACCCTCGATGTGGAGGATTTCAATCAAATTCTTATTGTCAGTCATGTTTATAAGAATTGTGATATAAAAGAAAAGCCCTCCGTAGGAGTGACTGACACTTACTACGACGGGCGTATGAAGTCGCCGGTTGTTTCCGCACGGCCTCCATAGAGGGCTATTCCCTAATATCTTGTTCAAAATAAAGTCTGAATGTTTATTTTGCCCTAAGATGAATATGTAAGTATCAGTCGAAAGCAAAAGTACAACAAATTTTGAAACTACCAAATGAATGAAAGCAAAAAAATAACAAACGACCTCCAGCGGCGGGTAAACCAGCTGATAAAAGAAACACTGAAGGACATACGGACGGAAGCTTTGGATGAATTCGACCGAAACTTTGAGCGGGAAGCCTTCTTCAATGAGAAGTGGACACGCCGGAAATTTAATGATGACAAGAGCCGTGGACTGCTTGTCCAGACCGGAAACCTGCGCCGAAGCATTACAGGTCGTATCACCAGCCGCGACAGTGTGGTGATTGAAACGACTGAACCGTATGCCAGAATTCATAATGAAGGCGGAACCATTACCGTGACTCGGAAGATGAAGGCTTACTTTTGGTATCGTTATCAGACCGTGACCGGAGGAAAGGCTGCCGACGGATTCAGCAATAACCTGCAACGGAAGAAAAACGGCGCACCGCGCAACAACAAGCGGAACCGTGCGCTTACTGCCGAAGCAGAATTCTACCGTGCCATGGCTTTGAAAAAAGCCGGAAGCAAAATCACCATCCCCAAACGCCAATTCATCGGAAACCATCCAGACCTGGAGAAACTGCTGAAAGAAATCTTTTACAATAACGCTAAAAACTTTGATGTACTATGAGACGTATGCTTTATCTCGGCTTGACCGAAGCACTGAAAGAATTGAAAGACGACGGCGGACAGCCGCTTATCCGGCACATTGACCTGTGGAACGAGCAGGTGGAATTTATCGAACAGGAAGAGCCGTTCGACACCCCGGCTGTGTTTATCGAATTCCGTCCCGTACAGTGGCGCACATTAGGAGGAACCACCCAGCAGGCAGACGTTCCGTTCCGGCTGCATGTGGTCACGAAATGGAAAGGAAGCGCAAGGGACGGAAGCGTGTTTCAGGAAGAATCGCTGGAACGCTTTGATTTGCTGGACAAGATTGACGCGCACCTGTTCAACTTCTTCCTCTCTGCTCGGAATGAATCTGTCTGCATGACCCGCCGCACGGGAAGCAGCACCAACCACAACCACGAGGAACTGGTGGAAGACATCAGCGATTTCACCTGCCAGGCCACACAGACGTATTAACCGAAAAGCGTCAGCTGCCGCTCTGCCTGGGCGATGCGCTCCGTCACGCGCGGATCGGCACTGGCGTTGATAATGTTATAGAAAGTCTTTTCGCAGATGCGGTATTTCGGCCAGATATATCGGCGCAGGATTTCCCGGTTCGACAGTCCGCTCCGTGCATGCTCATCGTAAATGCGCACAATGTCCTGCACGCGGAAAGCATAGCTCATCCCCACTATTTTCTGACGGTTTTTCTTGACCATATTATCCTGCTGACTTTATCGCAAAATTACAAAAAAATGCGGACATTATCTTATTCACGCACATAATAACTGCTTTTACGACAGCCCGGACCTGTACAGCCGTAGATTTGCACTGTCTAGACAAGTTAACCACATTTTTACAAACATTTAAAAAAGACAGACACATGGCTATCAACTATTCTATTGCGGCTTACAAGAAGCCGGGAGATCTGGAAGGAACCGCGAAGTATTACGCCAAGGCACAGGCGAGCGGAACAGTCGAAATCAACGAGCTGGCGGATGATATCGCCTACAGTACGACCTTGACCGACGGTGACGTGCTGAACGTGATCCGTGCGCTGATCAAGCAGATAAACCGCCACATCGCCAAAGGAGAAATCGTAAAACTGGAGAATCTGGGAACATTCCAGGCTCAGATACGCAGCAACGGTTCGGAAACGTCGGAAGACTTCAACGAAAGTTACATCCGTCAGGTTCATCTTCAGTTCCGTCCGGGACTGGGACTGCAAAGCACGCTGGCACTGGAGAACCTTCAGTTTAAGAAGGTGAAATCGTATAAGGAGCTGGAAGGCGAATAATTTACCGCCGGAAAAATGATCTATTACCCTGCGGAAACAGGACGTTTACCGCAGGGTAATTTTTGCAGTACAAAAAATAATTCGTATCTTTACCTATATGAAAGCGATATACCTTACAGACCTGGCTCAGCAATATTTCCCTAAATCCAGTACCCGGAGTGCCGTAGCGCAGCTTCGCCGCTGGATAGTGTTGAACGAAGACTTACAGCAACGGCTTACGGAACTGCATTTCCATAAGGGACAGCGAAGCCTGACTCCCTTGCAGCACGAAGCGATATGTCATTTCCTTGGAGAACCAGGTGAATAATATACAGCAATCCCCGGCATCGGTTTTCGGTGTCGGGGATTTTTGTATATTATCGGCTGATGCACTTGCGAAGGTTTTCCAGAAGGAAACGCACGTTCGACACATCGGTTTGGTCTTGCTGTACAGGACTTCCATAATCAGTGTCAAGTAATCTCATGACTGCCGTAAACAGAATATTATCCAGCGAGGCAACAGTTTCTTCAATATCATCTATTTTCAAGTACTGTTCCCATTGTTCATAATTGAATTTTGTTGCCATAGGTCAGTCCTCCTTGAAGTCTATTTTGTACTGCTTGTTTTTCAGTTCCAGACGTCTTGCCTCTTGCTTCTTGTCGTATTCCAACTGTTCTATAAGGTCTTCCGTGATAAAGTTGCGTCCGAACAGCTTGATGATACATGCAGGATAATTCCTTTTTCGTTTTGCCACCGAACCGCTGCGTGTGCTGTAGCCTAATGCTTTCAGCATATCTGTGTAAGGGTAGAATTTCTGACCAAGATAGTAGATACCTTCCACTCCGTTTCGGTTAAGACTGCCTTGTGATGCATAGATACCGGTCTTTCTTAATGCAGGCAAGACTTCTTTTGTAACCCATTTGCGGAAAGGTTTTGCTTCGGGTTTTCTTGACTGACTTATTAATTCATATAAACCAGATTCAGTTACAGCATTCATTTTCTGCCGTCCACCAAGGGTGTCCATTGAAATGACACCCTTTTCATCTTCATCTAATGCTGATATAGCCTGACGTGGATTTTTGAGAAGCAATGCCTGACATACGTCTTTTGCTACAAACCAAGGTTCGCCGTTAATCACTTGTGCGCGAATGCACACGTTTGAATTCTCCTCGAAGAATCTTTGCAGGGATGTTGCCTGCATTTCGTTTTGTTTTACCATAATGTAGATAATTTAATGAGCATTTGTGCGGATAAAAAAAGAACGGCATCCGCTTAACCCGTCGCTCAAAGTCTATCTACATAGGACTCGCACACGTTATTACAACGTATGCACGGGTACAGATGCCGCCATCTTATAGACGGTTTGCATACAGACATAAAAAATGCCCGATGCGGTACTATCGGACAGAACTCGCTGTCCTATGTAGATATGTTATAAACTTTGAGCACCGCAAATATGCAAATTCTTTTTTATTATCCAAGCACGCTTGCCCGATTTTTTTCGGAATATCCCGAATTTTGTTCCCGGATTGGCTTATCAGGCCACACCGGGATAGTGGTTATTAAAGGTCTATAATTTCAATCTTCAAATCACGTTCCAGCTCACGCATCATATCGATTGTGTCGTTGTTTTCCACATCGAAGCAGATGCCCAGGTATTCTGGGTTCTGCTTCGAACGCTTTACTGACAAGTCGCAGGGGCGGCTGTGCTTGATCCATACAAACATAAACTGATTGATTGCGCTGTAATGGACTTTCGCTGCCACCCTGCGAGGCTTGAACAGATTAAGGTTCTGGTTCTGCATAGGGTTCAATCTGTTTGATTACTGTTCCGCTGAGCCAGATACGTCCGCTGCCCTGGCATTGCGGACATACTTTCTGCTGGGGATATTCCCGACGCACATCTTTCTCTTCATATACGGTTACTGAGCCGGTTCCTCCGCACTGGCGGCAGAGGCATACGCGGCGATGGATATAAGTCTTCTCTGTATTCATCTCTTATCGGCGTTTTCAAATTCGGGTTTTACATCAGGTTCTGCTTCGTATGGATACACATCCATGATGGCGGTTTCTGATACGGAAGCTATCACGTAATCAGCCATAGTATCTTTCATGCCTTCATCCAGCTTCTTGATGGCGTCGCGAAGGTCGGAAGCTTGTACAAGTACGTTGCTGGCAGTACGCTTTTCTGCTCCGCTCTTTTCATCCAGTGTAATAAACCAGAGTTTACATTTGAACCAGCGGTCGGCAGACTCTTCTTCACTTGAGAACAGTTCATTGTAATTAGCTTTTGCAACTCCAGCCACCTCAAACTCTCCGCTAATAAACGGTGTCATTTCTTCGATGATACGGCTTTCGGCTTCGGTGAAGCTGAGAGCGTCTACCAGATAGGGTTCTGTTACTTTCTTCTGCATTCCGTTTTCCATCGTTTTCTCATAACGGATTTTGCATGTAAACCAGTTGTGCATCATAATTCTTCTGTTTTTGTTGATTGTTTAAATATTACGTTAGTATGGTCTCTTCTCAGATTGTCCGTACAGTTAAGCCCGTTACCGTAGCAGGGGATGGCGTGCTCAAAAAACCAGCATCCGCTGCAAGGTTCTTCCTGATCTTTCACCTCGGCGACCGCGAGCGTTTGTCCGTGCCAGGTGAAGGTTTCTCCTAATTTGTGCTCCATGATTCTTTTATTTTTCTGATTAATTCATTCCATCCTTTCCGCGCCATGCGTGGTTCCATCCAGCAGAGCCAGCCAAGTATATCGAGCATTCTTCCCGCAAGTTTCAGAATAAATCCCAAAATAATCAGTGGACCGATGACAACGGAGAAAGCTGTGAAAAGAATGATTTGTGTACGTTTGTTCATTATTCGATGTAATAAGATGTTATTACCAGATTGCTTCGCATTATTATGAGAGATAACCGGTTATCGTCTTCTCCGAGCAATACACGAACGGAAGCCCGGCGTGCGTCTTCCTCATTTTTTAATTCTCCAAGACAACCCTCCATTATCATTTTCAGACGAAGATATTCGTCACGGGTAGGCTCCAGTTCCCGGTTCTGAAGGACACGGGTCATGTACTCGTGCAGCTTCTTCATCCAGCGCGGCCACTTGTCACGCCGGATATTTGTTTTAAAAGTGAGTTCTGCCATAGCTATTCCGGTTTATATCTTTTTACAAGCCACCATTTTACATTACCTATCCATTCTAATAATAATTCAAACGGAAGCCTTATGTAGTGAGATATCATAATCATAATACCAAGAGGAATCACTAGTATACAGTATACGGTCCATATTGCGTACCATTTGTATTTAGACTTTCTTTTCATGTTTCCATCCATTGAGTTCATAAACCATATCCCGTGCTTTCTCTTTGGATCGGCACTCCGCTACGGGAGTGCCTGTGCAAATTGTATCAGTATATTCATTCCGATATACGATCCAAAGAGGACCACGGCGTTCATACGTGTATTTAGGCCGTCTGGACCGCATCGCTTTCCTTTTTGGGTTCTACGTAGAAAGATTCATCCTGCACCACCTGTACGCCGATGTTTGCGAACTGTTCCGCAATTTCAGGAATGTCACGGTCGGCCAGAAGCTTGTCTTTAGCCAGTTCCTCGGTTGTGCGGATATACTGTGGAAGGAACTCTTTGCAGAGGTTTGTCACAGCTGCCCAGGTGAAACCTTTCATGTTCTTCAGCTTCGGGTTGCCGGTGCGGAAACCAATGATGCCGTGTGCCGATTCCAGACTCTTTTTCTTAGAGAAAAGCGTGTCCTTGTTTTCGGTGGCATAGGTCTGCATCACTTCGAAAGTGCGGTCTTTCGTTTCGTTCAGTTCTGCCAGCTGGTCGGCGTACTTCTCACGGATCTTTGTCATTTCCTGGTCCATCTTAGCTGCGATAGCCTGAGCCTTTGCGTCTGCCATCGCAAAATCGGCGAATGCCTGTTCGTACTGGTCGCGGCTTACTCCGCTGATTACTGTTTTCTTGGTTCTTTTTGTTGCCATTTTAATTGAGTTTTAATCGTTATTTAAATTCTGTATAACACAAACGTATTTTTGCTTCTGGATTAATCCCTTGTGCCAATTTCCTTACATCCGTCAAGTTGTCGGTTCGCCAGCATGAGCGGATGCTTTTATTCGGTCTGTCATGGAAAGAATAAATGATCCTCCATACGATGTATTTCTTCCTATTCATCTCTCATATCCTCCATTGCCGCCATGTCATATTCCATCTTCAGAGCTTCGTCTGCCTGCTGTCCGCAGAAGTTTTCCAGCTCACGGAGTATCGTTACACGGTCGCCGAAATCAAACTACTGCATGCGGTTCATAATGTCATTCTGGATTTGTTCGATTGTATGTTCCATGATTATTCCTTGTTTGATTTACTGTCCTTGTAATCTTTCACTACCGGGCTACCAATCAGCTCGCGTCTGCTGTAATACACGCTACGTCCTTTCTGATATCCTGTTATCAGCCCTTTGTTAGCCCATCTTTTTATAGTTGTTTTTCCACATCCTATTAATCTGCATGCGTCAGCCTGACCTATCAAATCATCCGGTGCTTCTGAAATATCCTTTCTAGGTACTTTCTCTAAAGAACCCACCCTGAGTCCTAATCTTCTTTCTACACGATCCAATCGGCGCAGAAGCTTCTTGTATTCCGAGAGGCTCAATATAATAGTTTCTTCTTCCTCTTCCGGTTCGTCCTCCAGATCCGGACAGATGGAACTGATACCAATCTTTCCGGCGAGGAACTGGGCTGCATCGCGTGCGGCATAGAATAGGGTTTCGTTTCGCTCGTCTTCCGGAACGTCGCGCACATACTGATTGAATACCCATGTTTCGCTGCGCTTCATTTCCAGGACTTCCACCTGTATTCGGCTCGCTGCGTCTGTATAAGCCTTCAAGTGCTCTATTGCCCGATTTATTTCTGATTGTTTTCTCATTTCTCCTCCTTTCTTGCCATTGCCTCAAACTGTCGTTTCACTTCTTTTAGTTCTGCCAGCGACATTTCCGTCAGGTTCTTGCGGAACTTGCTGCGTGTGCGGCAGAACTGGTTGATTTTAGCTTTGTTCATTTCAAAATCCTCCGGTGTGTCGTTCGTGTAGTTCCGGTTCAGGCAGGAAATGCGGAACGACAATGAAAATATCTGCTTTACCAAGGCACGCGCTTCCTTACGTATGCGGTCGGCTGATTCCTTGTTGAAGCGGCTCAGTAGCAGTCCGGCTTCTTCTTTGGTCAGCCCTGAAGTACTGTCTGTACGACCAGCTGTGAACTGGCTGATAAATCCGTGGCGGTCTTCATCGGTAAAACCCATCTTGTGAAACTGGGCTTGCAGTGCCTTGATCTGCTGCGGGGTTATGAAGCGTTCTTTCATTATTGTTTTCATGACTGTGTGTTTTATGATTATTCTTCTCCGTGATATTGCCGGGCTTTCTCCGGCACGATGTCGTAATGTCCTACCGGACCGATAAACCGACCCTTTGAAAAGGCTCTAAAACCTTCCACGTAGATTTTCAGCGAGGCATCGTACATCACTCCTTTGGCGGCGCGTCCGTTTGGCAACTGGCCTTCGGCATGGCTGATGAAGATGAGCAGCTTCCGTTTGTGCTGCTCCTTGAAGTCGATATACTGGCGGTACGTCATGCGGGTATACTGGAAGGAGTCGATTACCACGATATCGGGGCTTTTCTGTCGCCGAAGACGGATGCTAAGCTCTTCCATGCTCTCATTGTCAATCAGCAGAAACCTCTTGTTTACTTCCATCATGCCTGTACGCCGTATGGCATCCTGCATAGTGCGACAGGCTCCTTCCTCCATGGAGTCGTAAGCTACGCGACCAAAACGGCACAAATACTTGCAAAGCTGAAGGGCAAAACTGGTCTTTCCGCTTCCGGAGTTTCCCCAGATGATCCATACTCCCCGTCGTTCAGGAGTACCGAATGCATCATACCAGGGACCATCAAACTGCATTACATCGAATTTCATAGACAGAAGCTCACGGACACCTTTTGCGTTGCGATCGAAAGTAAACTTCTTTTTCTGTGGGGGTGGGGTAGTGTCTTCTTTATTCATTGCTTCCTCCTTTCTTTATGCGGGCTTCGATAATACGTTTCTGACGGTGGATGCATCGCTTCACACGGCGAAGGTCGTTGTCGCTTCGCCTGGCATCCTTCAGCACCTCTTCGATATCGGCACGGTCGGTCAGATTGTTAGCCTGACAGATGGCGTATATGTCATTCTGCTCCGTGGGAGATACATCGAAGAAACGGCGTCCGATACGGCTGTTTATTTCCTTGTAACCTTTCTTGTTGTAGCGAAGTCCGGCTTCCATGCGGCGTTTGATGTAGTCGGTGCTGAGAAACACGATGCCGGAGTGTCCTTCCAGACGGTTGTAAATGCTGATAAAGTAATTGAATACACTGTCGGTCAGCTTGTCGCCTTCATCGAATACCAGTAGCGGATTCCCCAGGAAAGAAATCATGCTGATGGCATTTTCCAGCATATCGCGGAGGTTGGTCGTGTCGGTGGGTGCGCCTACCTGTTTGGCTATCTCACGCACAAAGTCTGAGCGTCGCATGTCTTCAGAACATAAGATGTAGAACACGTTGCGGTGCGTGCGGCGGTACTCGATGGCTGCGGTAGTCTTTCCGCATCCGGCATCGCCAACCACCCATGTCACGTTCTTATATGCCTGTGCGTCACTCAGCGCAAAAGTGATTTCCTTGAAGGTCTTTCCCTCGTGTAGCGTCCACGAATCGAAGGCAAAGCCTATCTGCACCGCAATGCGGGTAAACATGTCATCACTGATCAGGTCATATTTTCCGTTGCACAACTGGCTGACGGTGGCAGAGCTGACATTTTGCAGACTTTCTGCCGCACGGTTACGGGTAGGATAATTTTCACAATAGGCAATCAGTGCGGTACGCACCTGTTCTTTCATTTCTGTAGTAAATTTCATTGTCTTAATAGGTATTTAAGTATTGTTTAATCAAATCGTTAGAATTTTCCCAAGCTGTCAAGTTCATCAAACGTCAGGTTCGATACTTTCTTTGTCCAGTCACCGGCTGATGCGAAAGTCAGCGGTTCGTCTGCCAGTACAGGCTCTTCCGGAATGTCTGTGTCGGGCATCTGTACCGGAGCTTCCAGTGTGCCTCTCTTCATTTCCTCACGGTATCCGTCAAGCTGCTTTTCGCTCACCGCAACCGGGCGCGGAATGCGGAGCTGGGTGTATGCCTCGCCCATGGCTTCCTCCATAAACAGTTCCTCTTGTGCGATGTGCATGGCTGCACGTGTGCGGAGGTTGGCTTCCAGCTGCGCAAACAGATAAGCGTTTTCCTCGTCGGTTCGTTCCAAAGTTGCACGGTGGATAGTGACTTTCGGTGTGGCGATGGCCGCATACTTTGCACCCGTGTCAGTAACCGCCCAGAGTTCAATGCGGGTCATGTCTTCCGGATCGTAGCGGTAGAGGAACTGACGGCCCACGTTCTGAAGGTGGAAGTTCATATCTACCAGTCCGTCATCGCCATACACCATGTAGCTGTATTCCTGCTTGTTCATGCGGAAGATGAAACCTTCCTTGGTGTATTGCACCGGAGCCTGAGAGAACAGCATGAAGATTTCGTGTGCTTCGTAATCATCCAGCGGTTGGGCTTTCGGATTCTCAATGGCGGTGTACATTTCCAGTCGGGTCATTCCGGTGGGGCTGGTAGGATGCTGCATCGAGTTCCATTCTTCGCGACAGTCGGCATACTGCTGTTTCAGTTCCTCCAGCGTGGGCAGGCGGTCGATGTTCGACATTACCAGGTCAATGTTCACACGGCTAGACAACTTCTTTGCCGTAATGTTCTGTCCGGTGAAGTTGTACATCTTGTGAAGTACCTGCTGCTGAAACCGTCCGAAAGCGGACTCGATGGATTTTGACTGACCGTTGTGCGGCATCGTGGTTTTGTGAAGATGGCAGAGTTTCTTGAAGAATCCCTGCGAAGCCAGCTTCTTGTGTCCTCCCTGGTTATCGGTCACTATCTCGTAAGGCTTTACCTTCCATGTCTGGAGTGCCATACGGTATGCCATGTACTGGACGAAGAAATTTTCGCCGTCACCGATAAAGTAGCCGAGGAACAGTTCCGTGCAGGCATCCATCACCTCGTACACATCCGTGGTTCGTGCCACCCATCGCTTCTGCCTGTCATCGTACGAACGGTAGTAAAGGTTTATCTTCGTACCGTCTGAATACCACAGCGAGTTAGGCATGGACGGCATTACCGTATCGAAGGTTGGCATATACTTGTTCTTGAATTCCCTTTCGCCGTGAACAGCAGAAAACCACCAAACCATTACCGCCGGATCGTTCAAGTAACTGTGCATCGTAGTAGGACTCTTGATAGTCTTTAGTCCGCGAAGCACCGCCTGACGGTTGTATTCCTCAAAGAGCTGCATATCGGTGTAGACAGGGAACTTGCTTCGGCGAAGCTTCAGCAGAAGAGCACCTTCAGCCTTTCCGATGCGGCGTGCGGCACTGTTGCCCAGGTTACCGCTTACCAGTACCCCATATCCATCTCGCTTGTAAGCATTGAACTTCTCACGCAGTCGTGCCGGATTCTTCGGCAGTGTGTGACCTGTAATTTCGCGAAGACGCTCACAGCAGATCTGCACACTGCTCCATGTTTCCGCACGGCGGGCAAAGCCTCCTTTGGCGTGTTCCACACTGCGTGCCTTCTCTGTTCGCACCATTTCGTTCATCACCTGGGCGTTCAGGATGTATTCCAGCTGTCTGGAAGGCTCGATACGCGGCTCAAATTCCTTGAAGAACCGTACCGCTTCGGCATCGAACCGGATCTGTGTGTTGATGTACTTTTCCTGCTCACGCTGTTTCATTTCCTCGTATGCATTCTTGAATGTGTCATCGTATGCTGCACGGAGCCGTTCCGGCATGGAGCGGTAGGCAATCAGGGTCTCGCGTCCGTTACCTCCCCGCTGGAGGAGGGTAAGCTTGCCTTCACGAATGTATTTCTTATAGGTGGGCTGACTGATAAGTCCGCTCCCTACAAGCTCCGTAAAGCTGACGCATAATGTGTTTCCGTACATTTCCATGATTAATTCGTTAAGATTGTAGTCCGGCTCCGGGACTTGAAGCCGGACGGCAGCCACCTTACTAAGTTCTGCAAGCCGTGTGTGTTACTGGTTACGTGATTCCCTGTCCATGCGCCGTGCCGTTGGGATAAGTGCCAGGCAAAGGAAGATTGTAACTATCAGGTTCATTGTGCCGTCCAGCAGGCAATTCAGGATGGCGGCTGCAAGTATCAGCAGCAGATAGCGTGTGGTTGTATTGATTCGTTTCATGATTCTATGGTTTTTAGTGAGAACCATTCCTATTCTCTCGAACCAGAATGGCAAGGATTCATCACTTATGCAGTTGGTTGTAAATTACAGTTGAATAACTTCCTCATACGGGTTTTCCAATTTTTTCAGCTCGTAGAGTTCCGCCCCGTGATTCAAGGCATACGAACGGATAAGTCTTGCTGTAGGGCTCTTTGTATCGTATGCCAGAGCGGCATCCACCGTACGGGTTGTAACATTCAGTTTCCGGGCGATTTCTTCTTTCAGCTCCCGGCTTGCTTTAATGAGTTTTCTTGTTTCTGCCATTTCGTTATTGTTTTTATCGTTATTATTCGGTTAAAAGTCCGTCCCTATTCTCGCGAACCGGAACGGTTTTGCTACATTTGTAGCGATGCTAAACAAACTAACTTTATTTTGATTATGAGTACTGTATATGTTTATGAGTCTTTTTACTCTGTCGTAGTTGAGTCTAACAGGCATGATACTTGTCTTATCGAATCCAATCGGATCAAATCGCTTGCAAAAGCTTTTAATGCATCCATTGTGAAGGAAGCTAAATCTGCAAGGAAAGGAGATGTGCTCTCCCGAAATATCATGATCAGTTTTAAAGCCCATTCTCATGAAACCATTATTTTTAGAGAAGCACTGGACATTATAATCGGTAGTATCAACATCTGGAATCCGGGATTGAAAGCATATATCTATGACAGTTCAGTGGAGCGGACAGATGCATCTTTCGGCCTCACTGACTAAATTCCACATCTCCTCTATGCTGTTGTCGCACAATGTAACTAAATCCGGGTGTTCTTTCCGACATTCGGATTTGGCTGTTTGTGCGTGTGCTATCATCTCGTCCAATATCTTCTCCAGCTCTTTATAATCAATCTTATGCTCTTTCATAGCTTCATTCCTCCCACGTGATGCAAAGTTGTTCGTAAGCTGGTTTCTTCTCCTCATAGGTACGCCCTTCCTGACGGTTTTTCTTTGCCAGAGCCTGGATGCATTTTGCAACCGGATAACTCATTGAGGTTCCGGCATACACCTTCTGCACATGCCCCAGCGTGACACGCTGCTTCTCGGCTGTAAGGCAAAGCTCCGCACGGCTGATGTAGGGCTTCACGTTTTCTTTCCACTGACCGAAATACGGACGGAACTTGGGAAGCGGAAGACGATTCGTGCTTTCCGGACGCTCGTTGCTTACCGAGTAGCTTCCGGTGCGTCGGATGCTGGGAAGCACTGTGCCGGTCACCCAGTTGACAAACCTGTCGGCTTCCGGCTTGTTGCTTCGGAAAGCTAGTTTGTAAACGGCTGCTTCATTGATTAATGTCATACGTCTAATGTCGCTCACACCACCGTCTGAGCCGTTAATGGTGAGTTTTACCATTTGCGTCCATTCATTAGGAATATTGTCTAATGTGTGTCCACTCCAAGTAATATTTAAGGCCATTGCTACATCCTTAGCTACAAACCAAGGCTCATCATTAATAACTTGTGTCCTTACGTTCACGTTCTCATTCTCGTTGTAGAATACTTGCAGACCTGTTGTCTGCCGAATGTTTGCATTATCCATAATTTGCGTTTTTAAAGATTATTTTCTACCTTTAGGGCGTCTTCGGTATTGAAGACTCTGCAAATATATAGACTATTGTCTATTGAAGCAAATTATTTATCGACTTTTTTCTATATTTTTATGAAGGCTATAGAACGTTTATATCAGTATATGGAGTATAAAGGCTTGAAACCTACAGCTTTAGAAAAGGAAATTGGACTTTCAAATGGATATTTGGGCGTACAAAGGAAAAGAAATGCTGATATGGGAGAAGGCGTTTTTCTTAAAATTATAGACAATTGTCGAGATATAAATTCTTCTTGGCTCCTTACTGGAGAAGGAAATATGCTTCGCTCGGAGTCTGAAAAGGAAGAAAAACTGCCATCCGTAAACCAAACTTACGAAGGAGCACCCTATTTTAACGTGGATTTTATCGGAGGTTTTGACTTGATTGTAAATGATCAGACGGTAAATCCTGACTTCTACATCAATTATCCTCCCTATAATCAACCTGGAGTAGTGTGGTGTAACCTCACCGGTCACTCCATGGAGCCGGAGATAAGCAATGGTGACATTATCGCACTTCGTGAAGTAACGACACCTATTCAGTATCTCCCTGCCGGAGAAATATACGGCATCGTTACAGAAGAATACCGCACAGTAAAGAGAATACGGTTAAGCCAGAAAGAAGGTTTTGTCCGGCTTATTCCTTCGAACAAGAGCGAAGAGTTCTGCGAACAGGAAATCCCCATCAGCATGATCCTAAAAGTATATGCTGTTTTGGGAAGCATCAGGAAATTCTTTTAACGCAAACAAATACTATAAGTAAAATGAAAAAACTATTATTAATTCTGGCAATGATTTTGCCAATGTTTATTACAAGCTGTTCTGATGATGAAGAAGCTACAGTTCTGACAGGTACAACATGGGAATCGACTGAAGAATACGGTGGAATTGTGTATTTAAGGTGGACTCTTACTTTTCAAGAAAGTACATTCTCCATTACGATGGATGAAGATGCTGATGCAGATGGCGTTTTCGATAAGAAAGATTCCGCATCAGGTTCTTATTCAGTAGACGGCAATAATGTTTCGCTGAATGCAGAAGGCTTGACAATGCGCGGAACATTCAGCGATAATGTGATGCACCTGGATTCCGGTGAAGAAGGTGGCGAATTCGTTTATTATAAGAAATAA